AGATACGGTTTCTTTACTTAATAGATACGTTGAAGATTCTGATCTAGTGTTAGATAAAAACATACTTAAAGGAATTATTCAAAATATATACAAAGAGGCTTGTGAGATGATTTAAATGTTTATTCTAACAATAGAAGGAAAAGAAGACGAAGGTGCCTATTCTGTAATAAATGAAGATGGAGAGCAAATACTATATCTTTTTGAACAAGAAGATGATGCAGTTAGATTTGCTATGATGTTAGAAGAAATGAATTATCCATCTATGCACGTTATTGAAATTGATGACGATATCATAATAAAAACTTGTGAAATGAACGATTATCAATATGCAATAATTACTGAAAACGATATTGTAATTCCCCCTCAAGAAAATGATCTTATTTGAAAAAATTAAGTATAAAAACTTTTTAAGTACTGGAAATCAATTTACAGAAGTATCTTTTGTAGGAAGTCCAACTACTTTAATAATTGGAAATAACGGTGCTGGTAAAAGTACCATGTTGGACGCCCTGACTTTTTCTTTGTTTGGTAAATCCTTCAGGGGTGTAAATAAACCACAATTAATCAATTCTATAAATGAGAAAGATTGTGTTGTAGAAGTTGAATTTACAATTGGATCTAATAAATGGAAAGTTGTTAGAGGAATTAAACCATCTATATTTGAAATTCATAGAAATGGTAAAATTTTAAATCAAGACTCTGCATCAACTGATCAACAAAAATGGTTGGAACAAAACGTTCTTAAAATGAACTATAAGTCTTTTACTCAAATTGTTATTTTGGGTAGTAGCAGTTTTGTCCCTTTCATGCAACTTTCTGCTGCCCATCGCAGAGAAGTAATTGAAGATCTACTTGACATTAAAATTTTCTCGTCAATGAATACTTTAGTTAAAGAAAAGATTCGTTCTGTAAAGGATGAAGTTAAAGTTCTTGAATTAAAAAAAGAATCTTTTCAAGATAAAGTTAATATGCAAGAAAATTTTATTGAAGAACTTGAAAATCGTGGTAAAGAAAGTATTAAAAATAAAAAGGAAAAGATTTCTCAACTTCTTAATGAAGAAAAAGATTTAATTGGTGTATCTGAGGCAAAAACTGAAGAAATTCAACTAATACAAAAGCACTTAGAAACTTATATTGGAGCAACAGACAAACTTCGTAAGTTAGGTAATTTGAAAGGTAAAATATCTCAAAAGGTATCTACCATTACTAAAGAACATAAGTTTTTTACAGAGAATACGGTTTGTCCTACCTGTACTCAAGATATTGATGAGACTTTCAGAATAAATAGAATTAACGACGCTCAAAATAAAGCAAAAGAGTTGCAATCTGGTTATCAAGAACTAGAGCAGGCAATTAAAGAGGAAGAAGAGCGAGAGCGTCAATTTACCGCTCTATCTACTGAAATCACAGAACTAACGAATGGCATTTCTCAAAACAATACTAAGATCTCTGGATGCCAAAGACAAATCCGAGATCTTGAAAATGAAATTCAAGTTATTACCAAGAACCTTGAGAATAGAAATTCTGAACATGAGAAGTTAGAAGAATACAGGAACAATCTAACTGATATACTAAATGATTTAGATTCTATAAAACAAAAAATTAATTACTATGATTATATCTACAGTCTTCTAAAAGATGGTGGTGTTAAAACAAAAATTATTAAAAAATATTTGCCACTCATTAATCAGCAAGTAAATCGTTATTTGCAAATGATGGATTTTTATATTAACTTTAATTTAGATCAAGAATTTTCTGAATCTATTAAATCACCAATTCATGAAGATTTTTCATATACTTCTTTTAGTGAAGGTGAAAAAATGAGAATTGATCTTGCTCTTCTTTTTACTTGGAGAGAAATTGCTAAAATAAAAAATTCTTTAAACTGCAATATTATAATTTTTGATGAAACATTTGATTCTTCCTTAGATGGATTTGGTACAGATGAATTTTTAAAGATTATTAGATATGTAATCAAAGATGCAAATGTATTTGTTATTTCTCATAAAGAAGGTATGAGAGATAAATTTAACAACGTAATTAGATTTGAAAAAATAAAAGGATTTAGTAGGGCAGTTTAAAAAGTGGCACAATGATCGTCTAACAGGCGATCTTTTTTTGTATTATATGCTCACACGAAACAAATCAAATGCCTGTCTCCCACGAAATCAAGTCTCAACTTGCCAAACTGCTTGCCACTGAGGATCTCGTTGTCGAGCACAAAAAAGTTTCTACTGCTTGTTTTAATGTTCATACTCGCGTCTTGACTCTTCCTCTTTGGGAAAAGGCAAGCAATCTTGTATATGATCTTCTTGTAGGGCATGAAGTGGGTCATGCTCTTTTTACGCCAGATGAAGACTGGACTAAAACTGTAAAAGTTCCTACTCAGTTTGTGAATGTTGTTGAAGATGCACGAATTGAAAAATTAATGAAACGTAAGTATGCTGGACTTGCTAAAACTTTCTTTAATGGGTATAAAGAACTAAATGAAGAAGATTTCTTTCAAATTGATGATGAAGATATCTCTTGTTTTAATCTTGCAGATCGCTCTAACCTTTATTTTAAAATTGGTAATTTTGTAACTATTGATTTTAACTCGGAAGAAAAGCAAATCATTGATTTGATTTCTGCAACTGAAACTTTTGCAGATACCTTAATTGCTGCAGAAGAACTTTACAAATATTGTAAAAAAGAAAAAGAACAACAGCAAAAAGTTGCTGATTTTGATTCTCATGATCAACAAGGAGATTCTCAGTCACCCGCTAATGAAATTGTAGAGACTAATGACTCATCTTCTGAACAAGACGGTGAAAGTGATAATTCTCAACCTCAAGAAAAGGAAGGTAATGGTGGGACTGCCCAAGGTGATCAGACTTCAGTAAATAATACTAGTGAAGAAAGTGAACCTGAAATTCGTACCGCAGATTCATTTGAAGATAAAATTCGGGATCTTGTAAATGATGACGGATACGATAATGTTTACGTTGAAATTCCTAAAGTAAATCTTGAAACTATTATTGGTAAAAATTATGATGTTCATAAAGATATTAGCGAATCTTTTTGTCATCAACAAAAAATTCATCAAGAACATGCTCAAGCATCTGGATATTCTTCCATAAATCTCTACAGAGATGTTGATATTGAGTTTAACAAGTTTAAGTTTTCTGCTCAAAAAGAAGTCAATTATCTTGTGAAAGAGTTTGAGTGTCGTAAAGCTGCGGATCAGTATGCTCGTGCTTCAACTGCTCGCACTGGTATTCTCGATACTGCTCGTCTTCATACCTACAAGTATAATGAAGATCTATTTAAGAAGGTTTCTGTGATTCCTGACGGTAAAAATCATGGTCTGGTATTTGTACTGGATTGGAGTGGTTCTATGGCTGATGTAATAGTGGATACATGTAAACAACTCTTTAATCTTGTGTGGTTTTGTAAAAAAGTTTCTATTCCTTTTGATGTTTATGCCTTTACAAATGAATGGCGTCGTGGGGAATATGATTATGAAACTGGTCGCTATAGTGCCGCAGATCGTACTCCTCATTACCAGAAAAAAGAGGGCTTGCTTTGTGTAGATGAAACTTTTTCTATGATGAATATCCTTACCAGTAAAGTTTCTGGTAAAGAATTGGAACGACAAATGTTGAATATTTGGCGTCTTGCTTCATGCTTTAAAAATTCTTATCGTTGTGCATATACATATCCTCCTCGTTTGAGTCTCTCTGGTACTCCTTTAAATGAATCATTGATTGCACTTCATCAAATTCTTCCCAAATTTCAAAAAGAAAACAAACTTCAAAAGGTTCAATGTATTGTTTTGACTGATGGTGAAGCAAATCAACTTGTTTATCATAAAGAAGTAAAGCGTAATTGGGAAAAAGATCCTTTTATTGGTGTTGGATATGTTAGCCCTCAAAGTACATTTCTTCGTGATCGTAAACTTGGATCTACTTATAAATTTGGTTCTGGATATCATGAGTTTACCGATGTTCTTCTTAATAATTTAAAGAACAAATTTTCCTCCACTAACTTTATTGGTATTCGTGTACTTGAAGGTCGCAATGTAAATCGTTTTATTAATCTATATCACAATTCTTGTGATGAAGATTATACAAAGATTCAAAATGATTGGAAGAAATTGAAGAGTTTTACTATTACTAACTCTGGTTATGATGCATATTTTGGTATGTCTTCAACTGCACTCTCTCAAGATAGTGAATTTGAAGTTAAAGAAGACGCAACTAAATCTCAAATCAAGTCTGCATTTGTTAAGTCATTGAAGACTAAAAAACTAAATAAAAAAGTTCTTGGTGAATTTATCTCTTTGGTAGCATGAAACAAAAATTTCCTTTTGATCACGTAGTAAAATACGATACCAAAGAAGTTTGGATTGTTTGTAATAGTGTAACTACTGCTTTAGGTATTTCCGCATTAGTTAAAAAATACTATCCTGGTTATACTGGACGCATTGCAAGCGAACAATATTTAAGTCAACTGAAAAACCAGTTGGCAAACTGACCACTGACTGGATCTCAGATCCAAATTTGACCTTATAATTATTCAGTTGAAACAAACACCTCATTATGACTCTCTCCTCTGACTACATCCGCACTTCCCTTCAAAACCTCTATGGTAATAACATCACTAGTGCTGATGTTCGTGCCTGGTGTAGTATGAATGGTTCAAACTATCAAACCGTAAGTAATAAAATCTATCAATACAAAACTGGACATGGCAAATGGAATCTTGAAGTGACTCAACAAAAAGTAGAAGAAATCGAACGCACTTTTCAAGCACCTGCCGTGGTCCCTCCTGTAGAACAAAATCTTATCCCAGAAAAAGATGATACCTTCGTCAAGTTTGGTAACTTTAACGATATTAAACGCATTATTCAGTCCCGTCTCTTTTATCCTACGTTCATTACGGGTCTTTCGGGTAATGGTAAAACGTTTTCTATTGAACAAGCGTGTGCTCAATTGGGTCGTGAATTGATTCGTGTCAACATTACGATTGAGACTGACGAAGATGATTTGATTGGTGGATTTCGTCTTGTTGATGGTAGTACTGCTTGGCACAACGGACCTGTGATTGAAGCACTTGAGCGTGGTGCTGTTCTGCTGCTGGATGAGATCGATCTTGCTTCTAACAAGATTCTGTGCCTCCAATCTATTCTTGAAGGTAAAGGTGTATTCCTTAAGAAGATTGGTCGTTGGGTAAAACCTGCTTCTGGTTTTAATGTTTTTGCTACTGCTAACACTAAAGGCAAAGGTAGTGATGATGGTCGTTTTATCGGAACCAACGTTCTTAATGAGGCATTCCTCGAACGATTCCCTGTAACTTTTGAACAGTCCTATCCTTCTCCCGCGACTGAGCAGAAGATCCTTGAAGGTATCGCTCTCGATCTTGGTGTGGAAGACCGCGACTTCTGTAAGCGTCTGGTTGACTGGGCAGACATCATTCGCAAGACCTTCTTTGATGGTGGTATTGAGGAAATTATCAGCACCCGTCGTCTGGTTCACATCATTCGTGCCTACAGCATCTTCCAAGATAAAGCAAAGGCAATCCAAGTTTGTGTGAACCGCTTTGATGATGAAACCAAGCAAGCATTCCTTGAACTTTATGATAAAGTGGATGCTGATTTCAAGATGCCTGAGGGTGAGCATGTAACTTACGATCTTGACCAGAAGGCTCCTTTTTGATATAATTGTGGGAGGTAAATCTACCTCCTTTTATTTTTTTAAACTTTTACCATGAATTGTTATGTCTGAAATTCCCGACAAAAATAAAAATTTTAATTCTGTCTATAGTGATTTTTTAACGACTGGAGAATCTTATATCTCGTCTGATACTATTTCCTTTACTGGATCTGGACTTTATGGTGGGATGAGTGATCAATCGTACTGGGAAAATGATGGAATTAGTCTCACTGGTAATCCTTCTACTATTGGTGAAGATCATATTACCTTAAATCCACCAAGTTTTAAGAATCAATCTCAAACACAAACTGAATCTCAAAATCATTTTTGGAAATTTGGTGAAGGGAAAACTCTTAAAGCAGTAGAAGATTATATTGTCAGTACGTATAAGGCACATTACGCATCTGATAGTTCTAAAGTTCAAGTTCTTGATATTATTGATGCCATTGGTGATGGTGTTCCATTCTGTAGAGATAACTTGATTAAATACTCTTCTCGTTTTGGCAAAAAAGATGGAATGTCTCGTCTTGATGCATTAAAGATTATTCATTACGGAATTCTTCTTTATAATTTTGCTGGATTTAATAATGAAACTTCGAAATCAAACTATGAAACTTTCTGATAAAACTTTGACTCTACTGAAGAATTTTTCTTCCATCAATCAATCTATTTTGTTTAAGCAGGGTAATTCTCTCCGTACAATTTCTGTAATGAAGAATATTTTAGCTGAAGCAACCATAGAGGAAGAATTTACCAAAGACTTTGGTATCTATGATCTGAATCAATTCTTAAATGGGATGAATTTGCATCAAAATGCAGAACTTGATTTTCAAAACAATGGATATGTTGTTATTAAAGAAGGAAAATCACGTTCTAAGTATTTCTTTGCAGATCCTAATGTAATTATTACTCCTCCAGAAAAAGACATTGTTCTTCCTAGCGAAGATGTATCCTTTACGCTTGACACTAAAGAACTTGATAAACTTCTAAAAGCCGCTGCAATTTATCAACTTCAGGATCTGTCTGTAATCGGTGAAGCAGGAGTTGTCAAATTAGTGGTTCGTGATAAAAAGAACGATACTTCTAATGATTTCTCTGTAATTGTTGGTGAAACTGAAGATGAGTTCTCGTTTAATTTTAAAGTAGAGAACATTAAGATTCTTCCTGGTAATTATGAGGTAGTTATTTCACGTAAACTTTTGTCACGATTCAAAAATACTGGGTTTGATGTGACGTATCATATTGCTCTGGAACCTGATTCTACATTTGGTTAATGAACATTTTTGTTACTTCTCCCTGGCCTGCTGAGAGTGCTACTTGCCTTCCTGACAAACACATCGTCAAAATGCCCTTAGAGTGCTGTCAGATGCTCTCTATCGTTGCTTCTGACAAGTGGGGACATGGATACGGCACTCTTCCCAAGGCAGATGGAACCCCATACAAGACCGAAAAAGGAGCATTCCGTAATCATCCCTGTACTAAATGGGCAATGGAAAGCATTCACAATGCTTACTGGTTAATTAAGTGGGGTTTAAATTTATCTGATGAATATTGTTTGAGATATAACAAAACACATTCATGTTATAAAACTCTTGTTGATGCGTACTATTTGTTTCCAAAGGGTAAAATAACAGAAGTAACACCATTTGCTCGTGCTATGCCAGATGAGTATAAACTTGACACAAGCATTGACACTTTTACTGCTTACAAGATGTATATTTCGTCCAAACCTTGGGTTGCATCTAATTATCTTCGTATGCCAGAACGCAAACCTGATTGGGTATAAACATTATGGGTAAAAGATCACCTAATGCACAAAGATTAACTCCTTGTATGCCTCCATTATTGGAAGAAGAAACTAAACCATTATCTAGAAAAATTGGAGATACTAATTTTGGAGGATCTTCGTGTGAAAATATTGTAAAATCATATTTTCTTTCCAAACAAATTAATATTGCAGAACCACATGTTGATAATGGTGTAGATCTACTCATAGAAAAACCAGGAGAAGGTTGGGTTAGAAGTCAAGTTAAAAAAGTTGTTTATCAATTCAAACTTGACTATAATCACAAAAAAAATTTTAATAAAGAAATTTATAGGAGTAGATTTAGATTTAGTTTTCAGGGGGGATGTTCTTCTATGAGAAAACAGAGGACACCTAAAGAAATTGATTATTTTCATCATGTTCTTCTAACACCATATAGACAATTAATTTGGGAGACCCCATCATCTTTAATTCCTTTAAGAAAAGATGGATCATTCATTAGTGGAAAGGATCCAGTTATTGATAGAGATAATTGGAAAAGATTAAAATCAGATATTGATTTTAATCAAATGCTATTGTATAGTAAATATGACCCTATCATCTTTAAAACTTATCCAGAGTTTTTCTTAAAAGATGAACAAATTACAATTGATAACTTTTTTTAATTATGGCAAGTGAATTTCTTTTTGTAGAGAAATACCGTCCTCAAGTGATTGAGGATTGTATTCTTCCTGATGATACTAAAAAAACATTTAAGGAGTTTGTAGAGAAAGGAGAGATTCCGAATCTTCTTCTTGCAGGACCTCCTGGTATTGGTAAAACTACCATTGCAAAAGCATTGTGTAACGAACTGGGAGCAGACTATTATGTTATCAACGGATCCGACGAAGGGCGTTTCCTGGATACTGTACGGAACCAAGCAAAGAACTTCGCTTCGACCGTCTCACTTACGGGATCTTCTAAACACAAAGTCATCATCATCGATGAAGCTGATAACACAGGGAACGACGTACAACTCTTACTACGGGCGAATATTGAGGCATTTTATAACAACTGTCGATTCATCTTCACCTGTAATTACAAAAACAAAATTATTGAACCTCTTCATTCCCGTTGTGCAGTCATTGACTTTACAATCAAAGGAAAGCAACGAGTACAACTTGCAGGGAATTTCTTTCAAAGGTTACAATTTATCCTCGATCAAGAAAAGATTGAGTACGATCAAAAAGTCGTTGCGGAACTCGTATCAAAACACTTTCCCGATTTTCGACGTGTTTTAAACGAAATCCAGAGGTATTCTACTAGTGGTAAAATTGATTCTGGAATTCTTGCATCTTTCTCTGACATCTCTGTAAATGAACTTATCAAGAATCTTAAGGAAAAGAATTTTACCGAAGTACGCAAGTGGGTGGTCTCCAACTTGGATAACGATTCCTCTAGTTTACTTCGCAGGGTTTATGACGCCTGTTATGATTGCCTTTCATCCCAATCTATCCCTGCTGCCGTTCTTATTATTGCTAAGTATCAATACCAATGTGCGTTCGTTGCTGATCAGGAAATTAACCTCTTAGCAGCACTAACTGAAATTATGTGTGAATGTGAATTTAAATAGGAGAAAATTAAAATGAATGTAAAACTTATTCGTATGTCTTCTGGTGAAGATATTATTTGTGACCTGATTGAAGAATCCGATAGTGAAATTTCAATTTGTGATCCTATTGTTGCTGTTCCAGCAGGAAATGGTCAAATTGGATTTGCTCCATGGTCACCTTTAATTGATAAAAATGTAAAAAAATTAAATATCAATAAAAAATTTGTTGTTTATATTACAGAAACAACTGATAGAATGGTCCAGGAGTATACTTCCATGTTCAGTAATATTATTACTCCCAGTAAACAATTGCAACTTTGATGAAATCTCTTAAAACTCCCCTTCGCTATCCTGGTGGCAAGTCTCGTGCTTGTGAAAAGATGGGACCTTACTTCCCAGACCTACGAAACTATGATGAGTTTCGTGAACCATTTATTGGTGGTGGAAGTGTTGCAATCTATATCACTAAAAAGTATCCTAGTTTAGATATTTGGGTGAATGATCTTTATGAACCCCTTGTAAACTTCTGGCAACAACTCCAGATGTTTGGAAATGACCTGAAGAATGAATTGGTTGACTGTAAAGTTGCTTACAATACTCCTGAACTTGCGAGAGAACTTTTTCTCAAATCAAAGGAACATGTAAATGAAAAAGCGATATCAAGTCTTGATCGTGCTGTTGCTTTCTATATTGTCAATAAATGTTCATTCTCTGGTCTCACAGAAAGTTCGTCATTTTCTGCTCAAGCATCACAAAGCAATTTTTCATTGCGAGGAATTGAGAAACTGCCAGAATATTCAAAACTAATTTCCAAGTGGCGTATAACTAATTACTCTTATGATTATCTGATGGATGGAAACAAAGGTGCTTTTATGTATCTCGATCCTCCTTATGATATTAAGGATAATCTCTATGGGAACAAAGGATCAATGCACAAAGGATTTGATCACGATCTTTTTGCTATTGATTGCAATTCTAATACTAATATGGATATGTTGGTAAGTTATAATACGGACCAACTCGTAAAGGATCGTTTTAAGAACTGGAATGCTGCTGAGTTTGATCTGACTTATACAATGCGTTCTGTAGGTGAATATATGCGTGAGCAAAAACAACGTAAAGAATTATTATTGATGAATTATGAAATGCCAAGTAACATTGTATAAAGCAGGAACTGTTTTTAAAGAAGAAGTTATTGCTAAAGATTATCAAGATGCCAGACAAGTTGCACTTGCACGTAATCCAAATGCTAAAGTTATAGGCGTTACCGCTGTATTCAAATGAATTATGAACTTAAAGATTGGTTAAACTCTATTAATCAAACTAAAATTAATTTGATGGATGAAAATCCAGAATCAGTAAGAGAATATGCACCTTATATTATTAATAAGTGTTTTTCTGGACATATTGATTCTATTTTATTTGCAAATGAAATGAATAAGTTACATCATCTTGATAAAGATATGCAATATTCATTTTATATAAATACTCTGAGGAAGCGAAAGAGATTTTCTCCTTGGCTCCGAAAGGATAAGGTCAAAGATTTAGAATGTGTTAAACGTTACTATGGTTATAGTAATGAAAAAGCATCCCAGGCTTTGAATATTTTATCAAAATCACAACTCGATTTTATTAAACAACGACTTGATATTGGCGGAACAAAATGACTACTCAAACTATCGAACCCCAAGTAAATTGGACACCTGATATGATGGTGGAAGTTATTCTTAATGAACCTGATGATTTTCTGAAAGTTCGTGAGACTTTAACCCGTATCGGAGTGGCATCTAGAAAGGAGAAAAAACTCTATCAAAGTTGCCATATTTTGCATAAGCAAGGTAGATATTATATTACTCACTTTAAAGAACTGTTTGCACTTGATGGTAAACATGCAAATCTTACTGTAAATGATGTTCAGCGTCGTAATCGTATCGCTCGATTACTCTCTGATTGGGGATTGATTACCATTGTTAATGCGGATTCAATCCTAGATATTGCACCTCTCAATCAAATTAAAGTTCTTTCATACAAAGATAAAGGTGATTGGATTTTAGAGCAAAAGTATAATATTGGATCTAAAAAAGGTAAAACTCAGGAAGATTGATACATATTTTAAGAGTTCGGAATATACCTAAAATCGGTTCGGTTTTACACCGTTCCGATTTTTTTTATTTTTGATATATAATAATTGAGGATGCCATAATGGGTCCACAAAACACAAACTCGCTTTAAAAGGAGCTACTATAATGACCAACCTTGCAACATCTAGGTTTACACATGCGGATCTTCCTGCCTTGATGGATAGGATTACTCGCAACAGTATTGGAATGGACGAATATTTTGATCGTCTATTTCATTTACATGAAACGACTTCTAACTATCCTCCATACAATTTAGTTCAAGTCAGTAATGTGGAATCAAGATTAGAACTTGCACTTGCAGGATTTAAAAAGAAAGAGGTTTATGTCTATACACAAGATGGGAAACTTTTTGTTGAAGGACAAAAAGAAGATAAAGAATCCAATACCAACTACGTCCATAAGGGACTGGCTCAACGATCTTTCAAAAGAGCGTGGACAATGGCGGATGATACAGAAGTTGCAGATGTATCATTTGAAGATGGACTCCTCTCTATCAATCTGAGAAAGATTATTCCAGATCATCACAAACGTAAAGATTATCTCTAAATAATTAAAATTGTTTAGAGATGTAAATGAAAACCTTTCAGCAATTTATTGCAGAGATTAAAACTATAAGTTTTAAAATGGCAAAACCTCATAAAATTTATAATAAGGGTAGAGTGACTAATGTTGGTGCTGGTAGGGCAGTTCCAAAAAGATCTGCATCTAGTGCTGGAGGTGATGGTGGAGATGGTGGTGGTGATGGTGAATAAATAGAATTGGCTACCCCAAATATCGTCGGTGCTATCAAAGGGAGTTCTGGCAAAATCCAGATTGACTCCCTTTTTATTTGTGCTATAATTTTAGTAAAAAGTTTTATTTAAAAATAATTATGTCTATTAAATTGGCAGTAGTAAAAACAGGTGAACAGATTATTGCAAAAGTTGAAGAAATGATCCTTGACAATAGAGTAGTTGGATATTTCTTAGTAAAACCATGTGTAGTAAAAATTACAGAATTAAACCTTAATAAAGAAACTGGTGGGGCATCATTTGATATTAAACTTTCCCCGTGGATACCTTTAGGTAAAGGAATTAGATTTCCAGTTCCAACTGACTGGATAGTTACTCTTTCTGAACCAGTAGATGAACTTAAATTGATGTATCAAACTGATATTTTAAGAACTACTGAAGAAGTCGAAGAACAAAATATAGTTTTAAAAGATAATTGTGAGGAGTGTCAATAATGATTAAGTTATTAGTATTTTTAGATAATACTGTTTTAATATCAAAAATTGAGGAATCTCCATCTGAACTTGGAGAACCAGATTGTAAACTAAGTAATCCATTTGAAGTTAAAAAACCTCAAATTGATGGAATGGCACCAACTTTAGAATCTTGGTTAAGTGGGTATACTAAACAAAATGAATTTATGATTCACTCGGATAAAATCTTGACTATTGCCGATCCCACTGCTAGACTGATCGAACTATACGAAGAATTGACGAAATAATGAGGTTTTACACCAACGTTCAGATGGTCGGGGATCAATTTCTTGTTCGTGGTTATGAAAATGGAAATCATTTCATGATCCGTGAGAAATTTGCCCCGACTCTTTTTGTGCCTTCAAATAAAAAAACTAACTATAAAACCTTAAATGGTGAATATGTAGAAAAAATTCATCCAGGTTTTGTTCGTGATTGTAGGGAGTTTATAAAAAAATATGATGGTGTAGAGGGATTTAAAATTTACGGAAATGAGAGGTATATCTATCAATATATCTCAGAAAATTATTCTGAGGATGAAATTAAATTTGATATTAGTAAAATCAAATTAATGACCTTAGATATTGAGGTTGCATCAGAAAATGGATTTCCTGATGTAGAAAATGCTGCAGAAGAAGTTCTACTTATTACTTTGCAGGATTATACAACCAAGGAAATTATTACTTGGGGTATGGGACCATTTAAGCATAATCGCAATAAAGTTACATATCGACAATTTAACAACGAATACGATCTTTTAAATGATTTTATTCATTGGTGGATGGATAATACTCCAGAAGTTGTGACTGGGTGGAACAGTAAACTTTATGATATTCCATACCTAGTTCGTCGTTTAGATCGTGTTCTTGGTGAAAAGTTAATGAAACGTATGTCGCCGTGGGGTCTGGTGACTGAGGATGAAGTTTATATTTCTGGTCGTAAAAATATTTCTTATGATATTGGAGGCATCTCTCAGTTAGACTATCTTGACCTTTATAAAAAATTCACTTACAAGGCACAGGAATCATACAGACTTGATTATATTGCCGAAGTTGAACTTGGCCAGAAAAAACTGGACCACTCTGAGTTTGATACGTTCAAGGACTTCTATACCAAAGGTTGGCAGAAGTTTGTGGAATACAACATCATCGACGTAGAACTTGTTGACCGTTTGGAAGACAAGATGAAATTGATTGAACTTGCACTTACTATGGCATATGACGCCAAAGTAAACTATGAGGATGTATTTTCTCAGGTTAGGATGTGGGACACTATCATTTACAACTATCTCAAAAAGAGAAATATTGTAATTCCTCCAAATGAAAGATCTGATAAAGATTCCAAATATGCTGGTGCTTATGTGAAAGAACCAATTCCTGGTGCTTATGATTGGGTTGTGAGTTTTGACCTTAACTCACTGTATCCACACCTTATTATGCAATATAATATTTCTCCAGAAACTCTTTTAGATAATCGCCACCCTACAGTAAATGTAGATAAAATTCTTAATAAAGAATTATCATTTGACTCATATAAAGATTTTGCGGTATGTGCAAATGGGGCAATGTATCGAAAAGACGTTCGTGGATTTCTTCCCGAACTTATGGAGAAAATTTATACTGAACGTGTGGTATTTAAGAAAAAAATGCTTGCTGCGGAACAGGAATATGAAAAGAAAAATACGAAAGAGTTGGAAAAAGAGATTGCAAGATGCAATAACATCCAAATGGCGAGGAAGATTCAACTTAACTCTGCTTATGGTGCTATCGGCAATCAGTACTTTCGTTATTTTAAATTAGCAAATGCTGAAGCTATTACATTATCAGGACAGGTTTCTATTCAGTGGATTATGAATAAGATGAACGCCTATCTGAACAAAATTCTTAAGACAGGAGATGTTGATTATGTTA